AGCCCGGCTCAGAGCCGCCAGCTTCCTGCATCAGATCGAAGAGGTGGGAGATGTCATCTACGCTGGGACGCGACTTGAACATCACGGAGTTGTTTGACTGCTGGCGATGGAAGTTGTTATGCATCCAGAAGTCTTTTTTGGCCTGGGCGAACTCTATCCATTCGGCATCGCCGTGAGGAACGAGCGCAATCTCAGCCGAGCGACGTGAGGAGAGAGTGGTCCCGAGGTGGTTGAGTACGTCGAGGATGTCGATTCGGGAAAGGAGACTACCAGCGCGAGCATTGAGGATTTCCGCGATACGCTGCATTGCAGGCGCAAAAGTCTCATCGCCCGACGAAATCCACCCATAGCCTTTAAGACGCTGTCCGCTCGGACGAATCTGCGAGAAGTCAAGTCGAAGAACGTCAGCCTTCCGCTTACCAGCGAGCATCTTACCCACCGACTTGGCCCACGCTTCTGCGCTATCACCCACAACAATCGTCCAGACTTCCCGTCCGTCTTCTTGCGTATGAGTTTCGACATTGGTTTCACGGCCTTTCTTCTGTTCCAGTAGGTGACGCTGGGAACGCACGACCTCGATTTCCATCGGCGCAGTAAAGCCATTGAGCGTACCGACAACCGGCTCGAAGCCAACGCCGCACCCTTGGAGCAGCAGCCAGAAGGCATCGACAACGTCATGGGTGGTTTCGATCTTGGTGAAGGCGCAGTTGAACATAGAGGCTTCACGCTTCTTAGCAACATCTGTGCCGCCCAGCCACAGCGTCCGCCCCGAGACGGAGCCGCTACGCTTCAGCAGCACTTCGCGCAGTTCTTCCAGTTCTTCTTCCTGCTTGGTGTTCAGGGGCTTGTCGCCCAGGGCGCGCTGCCACAACCAACGCTGATGGCTAATGACGCGACCGACAATGTCGTCCCAGCTTTCAAAGCCGCCGCTCTCCAGGGGACGTGAGTACGTGCGACGAGTAATGGTAGTAGCACGCACCGATGGGGTACGTACTTCGGGTGAATTACGCATAGTTGCTCCTATGTGGGAATGTCCTGTAGTATACCAGAAGTGGGAGGGTATTTCTACCCTTGCCCGGTCAGCGCCCTCCACGAAAAAGGATATAATTTGCTAATGATCGGCCCAATCTTCTCAACGACTTCGCGGGTTTCAGCCTGTGCATCCGGCTTGACACGCAGGTTCCAGACCCGGCTCCAGCCCAATAGGCTGCCGGTCCAGTGCCACTCAGTGTACATGTTTTGGGGCAGGATCATCCGCGCCTGTTCAGCACAGAGGCCCTCCTGTGTCAAGCGCTTGTAATCCCATACCAGCGCCCGAGCCGTCGTCAGGGCACGATTCGTAATACCGAACGGGTCGGTGAACTCTTCGTCGCTGCTGCCCTGCTTGACATCGGCGGCGGCTTTGCGCCACTTATGGGGCCAGTACAGTTCAGGGTCGCCCTTGACGTAGCGGCGGCTGATCTCCGACCACACGAAGCCCACTTGGTGCTTGGCCAGTTGCCGGGCCACGAAGATGGGCGCCTTGAAGTGCAGGCTGACGTGGGGATGGGCGAAGGGCAACTCGTGCTTGTGGCGGGCCAAGAAGGATAGCAGCCTGTCGTCCTTGCCGGGGCGGAACTCTTGGGTCCGCTTACCAAAGCTGACACGGGCGGCGTTCACCACCGTCCGGTCAGTTCCCATATGGTCTAGGTAGGTTACTTCCATTCGAGGACACCCTTCTTGTATGCGTCGGTGACAAGCCGGGACTTGACATTCTGGAGGACGTTGTCAATGTCATCGAGGTCGAACATGGTCTTCTTGAGGTCCATGTAGATTTTAGAGGAGGCGACGACCCGGATTTGGGAGATGACCCGGTCGATGGCCTCGGCTAGGTCTTGGTGGGTAAGCTCCATGGAATCAGAACTCATAGAAGGAGCGCTCCTTGATGAGTTCTTCGAAGATGGCGAAGAGTTCTTCAAAGTGGATTTGATAGAGGACAGCCAGGGCGGCGTAGGCGTCGGAGGAGGCGTTGTGCTTTTGGAGGATTTGGATGTCATCTAGGATGCCCCAGCAATGCATGATGGATTGTTCAAGGTCGAAGCGTGTTGCAGCTTTCGGTTCCACGGCGAACTCCTTGGTTGGTGGAAGGGCCTATATAGCGGGCGGGGTAGGCGGTGTCAAGTGTCGGTAGATGTGGATAAGTACCGACACTTTGAGCGGCCTTCTGGCAGGGACCCTCTGGGAATCGACGTGGTAGAAATGCCACAGCACTTGATTTCCCACTTGAATTATGATATGGTGTAGTCTACCTTCCAAAAAAGCGCGCGCGGCTAACATGATAGCAGAGCGGAACGAGCGAGGAATGTCACAGGGACGCTCACAACCGGCGCGCTGCTAAGTCCTTGAAATCATTGGAGAAGTGAAAAGTGAGCGAGGTGAGCGTTTTTTCGCCTACCTTTATATAATATATGCTTACTTCCCTTATAGAAGAAGTAGGCCCTCACCATTCTCACTTCCTCACCTTCGGGGCTTACGCCTTGAAAATACAGGACTTTCTTAGGTGAGGGTCTTGGTGAGCTTTACTTCTGTAAAGTATTGGGGGCGCCGTTGACAGGACAGGGTGTTTGGAGTAGGGTGTAGGCATGAGATATGTGATCAAAGAGCGGCCGCCAGAGGCGTATGTCTGGCATAGCTGGTTTGCGTGGTATCCGGTGCGGGCACATGTGTCCGGTGCGGGTAGGGGCGCGTGGGTTTGGCTGGAGACGGTCGAGCGGATTTACACGTTTGGGTGGGGCGGGCGATCTGCCTATTATAGGGTTAGGGAGGAGGAATGAGGTGAGGGAGTTGGAGGAGATTTGGGCGGAGGCCTTTCGGGAGAGGTATAATGAGGGGCCGAAGCGGGTGACGATGTTGTTCGGGGAGAAGGTGAGGGAAGAGTGCGAGAGGGAAGCTGAAAGGAAGATGCAAAGTGATAAGTTTATTATCCAGTTGTTGATTGCCCGAGTTAAGGAGTTGGAGGCGAAGGTGGAGGAGTTGCAATGGGGAACTTGAGGGGTAGGGGAATTGTGGCGAAAATAGGGCAAGTCTAAAAATACGCGCGAATCTGGTAGGGGCATTCTGACCCAGACCCCTAGCCCCCACGATTTCCTCCCTCCCCCACCCCCTCGCCCAGGTTAATTAGTGATTTTTGCTTATTGACGATTTGCAAGCTCCTGGCGCTGCAACGTTATAACATAACATGTCCGACCGCCGCAGTCGGGATTGCCCGCGCCCCTAACCATTAGCGGGCCGGAATGAAGGTTCCTGTTCTTTCTTCGTTCTCTTTGCTGGGCGAGCCATGCGTTTTCTGCATGGCTGGCGAGGAGCTATGCGTTAGGCAGATAGGTCCGAATCGGACCCAATCCAAACCCTTTGTCATAAATTCCGTTTACAATCCCCGCCCCTGTGGTAACAGGCTACCTCACAACAATCTTGCGCCAAATCCCCTCCTCACGCAACAATATTACTTAACCAAATTTAATCGAAAGAGGCTTGCAAGCCCTTCCCTTTGATGCTCTATTGTGTCTCAGGCAATCACGCCACACCGAAAGGAAAGCGCCATGCACTACCACATCACCTTAAAATCACGGAACGTCAAAACCGGGCCGATCCCCGTCACCACGACAAGCGCCACCACATGCCCGCCATCCTGCCCGCTATCGTCGCAGGGCTGCTATGCCAAGGGCGGGCCCCTCGCCATCCATTGGCGCAAAGTAACGGAGGGCAAGGCGGGCGGCTCCCTCGCTGCCCTATGCGATACCATTGCAGCCCTGCCTGAGGGTACCCTCTGGCGCCACAACCAAGCCGGAGATTTGCCGGGCGACGGCGATACCATAAACCGTCAAGCTATGTGCGCGCTCATAGAAGCCAACATCGGGCGCCGTGGTTTCACCTATACCCACAAGCCACCCGCCCATGCCGATAACGCCACCCTCATAGCCTACGCCAACAACATGGGCTTTACCGTCAACCTCTCCGCCAATACCCTAGCCCATGCCGATCAATTGGCAGCGCTTGGCATTGGACCCGTCGTCGTCGTTCAGGACGCAATCGAAGGCACCCGCGCCGATACTGTCACGCCAGAGGGTCGCAAGATCGCGACATGCCCTGCCACATACCGCGACGACGTAACGTGCAAGACATGCGGCCTATGCGCCGTCCGGGATCGTAAAGTAATTGTCGGCTTCCCTGCCCATGGCGCAGCCAAGCGCGCCGCCGCCGCTATCGCGAAAGGTTAAGCCCATGTCCGAGGTAATCCGAAACACGCGCCTAGCGGCGCGTCACCTTGCCACCGCGCAGCGCCATGCCCATGCCTTGCGCGACGCTATCCGATATGGTGACAAGCGCGCCATCGAAAAGCTAACCAAGCTTCGCGACCTAGCCTATGCCCGCCACGCAATTGCGCGCGGCAAAACCACCTACCCATGGGAGCAATGATCATGCACAAGTATAACGTCGAATATACCGATACGTTTGGAGGTGAGGCAAACTATTGTTGGGTTAAGCGCGCGTCTATCGACGTGCCGGGGTGGACAGCCTTCAAGGATTGGGATGGCAACGGTCGCCGCGAACCCAAAGCCTATCAGCGAACCGTGATACGCCGGGCCAAAGCCGCGCTTGGCTTGTCAGGCCTGAGAGGGCGAACCCTAAGCATAGGTGACAGTTACGAATTCCGCCCTTATGGTATGGCCTGCGTGCTATACGTCACCTACGCAGAAACCTGAACCCTTAACAAATGTAAAGGAATCCTGAGCATGTTACTGCCAGAGGGCATGACCAAGGCGGACGCAAGCGCAATCCTGCACGAGTATATGCAGCGCAGCGCCCTGCCGCCCAACCCAGACGACCTGCTGCGTATCGTGACGTGGCTCATCTATAAGGCCAGCATCGACGTGCATGCAGCAAATAAAATTAAATGGCATGCGACAAACCCCTTGAAACGAACCCGCGCCACTGCTATATAGGTCGGGCAACAAGGCGTGGCAGCAATGCTTCGCTGGACTAAAGTAGGTTGTCTCCAGGTATTGCATGACAGGGAAAGGCCGTTCTCCACTACGGGGGCGGCCTTCTCTTTTGCCGGGCGCAATCCTTTACAAATGCTAAATACTTGGCGCGCCGTGACAAGATGGTGAGTGACGTTCGTAAACCATCACCGGCCAAGCCCCTGAAATCACAGAGCAATCCTGCCTTGGTGAGAAAGGTGAGCGCTTCGCAGCCTTCCTTTATATATTATATACACCCTCTCTTTTTCTAAAAGGGTATGCTCACCTTCCTCACCTCCTCACCTTTGCCGCTAAGCCCTTGATCCGCAACACTTCCTTGGTGAGGGTTGCATAGTGATTGTCGGATGTAAACTATTATGACGGAGGAGGAACCCGGCAGAGGAACCCTATTTTAAAACACTCCCGCCCCAAATACAAGCCCTTCGCTCTCCTCACATCTAGCTTTAACTGCCCTTTGTAAACTATTTATTTTCAATACTTATCATAAATTAAGTTGACCGCCCTCGCTCCCTGTCCTACAACACTCTTGTCAACAAGACGGAACCTGACCATGACATTTCATGAAGCCTGCCGCTCTATCGTTGCCCACCAGGGCGTTCACTCTGTCCGCTACGCTATTGGCTACGCCAAGCATGACATGGGCGTCACCGACCCCCACGAGATGAAGGTGCAAGCCCTCTACATCCTGAACAACATCACCCATTGGCGCGGCGACATTGCCAAGCGGGTCCGCGAATCCCTCAAAGCAATATCGAAAGGAGCCTAACCTATGGACTTCGAACCCATCGAAGACATCGACGGTGACTTCCTCCACCTAGGTTATCGTGGCGCATCCACCTACTTTGATCCGCGATACCTTAACACTATCTCAATCGAGATCGAGATGGTATCTTGCGACAACGCACCTTGCCTTTACTTCAACGCTGACCGGCTTCGTGACCTAGCCAAGAAGCTAACCGAAGCTGCCGACTTCCTCGAAACCCAAGGAGCCTAACCCATGACCGAAGAAAATTTTATGTGGACCATGCGAATCTGCGTGGTTGCCCTGACCGTCGCCCTTATCGGTGCTGTCATCGTGACCACCGCCCTTACAATCATCGACTATGTAGGAGCCTGACAATGCTTCAGCAATCTTCGCCCTTGGTTGGCTATGAGCTAACTACAATCACGCCGCTTCGTTCGAAGCTCCTTCACCTCATGCTGACAATAGAGGTAGGGCAGGCAATCTTTTATCGGGTGCCGAAGAACACTGAGAAGCGCCTATATAGTTACATGCAAGAAGCAACAAACATATGGGGGCGTCTCAAGAAACTAAACCCTGGCAAGAAGATCATCTTCCGCCATGTTCTGGGGGAACCCAACATCATCTATATGAAGCGAGTCTACTAATGGATCAGCGCCCCTTCTACTGGTTGCCTCGCTTAAAGCGGGGCGCCCTCGGCTGGCTCTACCTGCGGTGGGGCCGCAAGTTATGGAGAATCCTCTAATGAAGAAGCGTCCGCACCGTTCCCCAGCCCATAAGCTGGACCCAATCCTGCCTCTCAAGGGGCAGATCATGAACCTGTTAGATGACATGTCACGGGACTACGCCGAACTGTCACAGTCCGGCACCCCGTTGGCGCACCGTCTAGCTCTGGCCCGCTACTCCGCCGAAGCCAAAGGTATTCTGCAAGTTATCCAAGCAAGCGAAGCATACCCAATCAAGGAGGACATTCTCTGATGGACACTATCCGAGGCGAACCCACATGGGTCAACTGGTGCAAGTCAACATGGGCAATCGAGGAGGCGATGGATGACGCCGCCACCGTAGGTGCCATGATCAACGACGACTTGCAGCACCTCATCGACGACTTGCCCGGCACCGTAGACACATGGGCCAAATACTATGAGTCCATTGCCGAACTAGAAACATTCCACCATGACATCCTCGCCCTGGTAGAACGCGCCCGCTCCATAGGCCTCCTCAAAAAGGTAAGCCTTCCTGTCCTATCCACCCCCGCCGAATAGGTATCCCTATGTATACGAAGCGTTTCCGTAACCATGAAATCTCCTTCCGTCACGACGGCCTGTTCAACGTATGGCGCTACAGCTATTGGCCTGACGCCTACCTCGACGCCGACCCGGAAGCAAATGCCCGCTACCTCAAGGGCACAGGCGGGTGGCGCGTATCGGGCTGGCAGATTGTGCATGTCGCCGACACTGCGCGCGATGCCCACAACTGGATATACAACAACGTGCCCCATGTACCCTGACACTCCAGAGGAAGTGGCCCCACCCTACATCCCCTCCGAGCAGCCCGTGTTCGATGTCACCTTCGACTCTTATGCATGGAGCCTGCCCACCGAAGACGTTGACGAACCTACCCCTTCCACCCCAGAATAGGGAGCGGCTTCGGCCCTCCCCATTCCACGACCCCAACCGGAGATACGGACATGACCAATGAGACTGATACACCTGATGTTGTTCTTGGCGTTGCTACTTCTCCTTTAGAAACCCTGACCCGCGCCCAGGTCTTTGCTCGCGACCCCGAGCAACTGACCCATGCCCACTTGCAACAGGCCCTAGAAGAGATACGCAAGATCAACGAACGCAATCGCAAAGCCCGCGCCGATAGCGCTGCCGTCGCTGAGACTGCAACCAAGATCAAGAAGGCGAACGCCGCCAACCGCAAGAAGAAACCCGCTGTCGTCGTCGCCGCTGACATACTGGACACCAAGCTATGATCATCACCAACAAATACAATGTCTCGGAGACTTTGGTTAGGGCTGTCAAGAATGATCTCTATACCAAGGGTGATGCCAACATCTCTGTCACGGGTTTGCTTTCTCCACCACAAGCCCGTTACCTAGAGGAGAAACACTACGATGAAATTGAAGTAGACGTAACGGATAGACTGGCCGCACTAGATGGGCAAGCCATGCACTACGTTCTTGAACGCGCCTCTGAGGGACAGCCTAATCTTCTCACTGAAAAGATTATCTACACCCATTACCTAGGGTGGAAGATCAAGGGGCAGTTCGATTCCGTCACCATCAGTGAAGGGCTTCTCGAAGACTTGAAGAACTGTTCGCCCGGTAAAGTTTCTGCTGGCAAGATACCCGAGGAGTGGGTGCAACAGACCAACATCTACAAGCGCATGCTCCAAAAGGAGAAGGGCCTCGTCATTAATCGCATCAAGGTTACTGCCATCATCAAAGGTTTCAATTGGCAACTAGCAGAAACCAAAGTTGGCTACCCTCATGCGCCGAGCATCAGCCTAGACATTCCCGTCTGGGACGACGATACCATCGACGCCTTTATCGAGGAGCGCGTTCGCCTGCACCAAGCACCAGAACCCCAGCCCTGTTCTGAGAAGGACATATGGGCACGCTCCGCTAGTTGGGCGGTTATAAAGCGCGGCAACATCCGTGCCCTTCGCGTCTATGATAATCCCGACGAAGCAGCACAGCTTGCCAGCACTAACTCCGCCCTGTATGTAGAGCATAGGCCCGGTGTTGCAGTCCGCTGTTCACGCTGGTGCCATGCCGCCCCCTTCTGTCCACAGTGGGCAGTCGATCCCCGCAACAAATCAATCCCATCCATAACAGAGGAACTATTCAATGCCTAAGCTCTCTGATTCCAAGCCGTCGCCGCGCATCCTCATCTGCGGTGAACCCGCCAGCGGCAAGACGGGCGCCCTTGCCCAACTCGCTAACGCTGGCTACCGCCTGATGATCCACGACTTCGACCAGAATAGCCGCGTCATCAACTCCTACCTGACAGACAAGGCCGCCGACGTTTACATCAACACCTACGCCGCAGCCAAGATCACCGGCACCAACCTCTTCGCCGGTACCTCAAACGCAGGCAAGCAGGCACTCGACGAACTGCGCCGCTTCACCAAGATGCTCGAACACTGGAAGGTAGTGGGCGGCGAAGACCTCGGACCCTGCACTTCATGGACAGCAAAGGACGTAGTCGTCATTGACAGCGGCACCTTCCTCGGTGAACTGTTATTGCTCGCCGCCCAGGAGGACCCGGAAACCAAGCGGGATATGCGCTCCCTCTATAACGTGGCTGGCAAATACTACGGCGCCATCCTCGACCACCTGACCGGCAACAAGATGGGCGCCACCGTCATCGTGCTGACGCACCTCATGCAGACCGGCGACAAGGACGACCAGGGCAAGATCGTGGGCAAGGCCCGTGACATTCCCGTCGCAGTGGGCGAGAAGTTTTCCAAGAAGATGCAGACGTACTTCTCTGACATCTGGCATCTCGAAGTGGACCGGGTAGGCAAGCGCAACTTCAAGACGGCAGCCACCGACAAGGCCTCGCTCCGCACCAGCGTGCCCCTTCTCATCAAGTCGGTCGAAGAATACGACCTCGCTTCCATCCTTGATCGCCTTACCCAAGGAGCCTGACCATGCCAATCAGCAAAGCCATAACCACAACTAAATATATAGAACGCCCGAAGGATGGGCGGTTCGGACTCACGCTCTTGCAGGCCAGCGTAATAGACCGTAACTGTTATGCCGCTGCGCTTGCACGGAAGAGCCGTGAGATGAAGGAATTTCTTGCGACCTTACACAACAAGTCCGTCGCAAAATAAATTTCTGGGCATGCTTGACAGGGCGGTAGCCCAGATGTATATACCGTCCTGTTCCTTAGTGAACACAACCCTCATGGAGAACCCAGCCAATGGCTGACTTATTTGACACGATCATCGAAGCCACCACTGCCGACCGTCCCGCCTTCCGTCAGGCGCCCATCGGTGACTACCTCGCGGTGGTCCAGTCCGTGAAGCCGGTCAAGGCCAATTCCGGTACGCAAGGTATCGAACTGACCTTCACCCTGGTTGAAGCGATGCACGATAACGACATGACCGGCGTCGACCTTGGTAAGTGCCGCCTGCGTGATACGCAGTGGATCACTGACAAGACTATGCCGTATGTGCAAGAACGCCTCACCCGTATCGCCCCGGAAGTCAAGTCGCAAACACTGCGCGACGCACTCGACATTCTGCCGGGTAACGAAGTTGTCCTGTCCATCTCTCATGAGACGGAGCGTCGGGACGGCACGCCACTCAACACACCACAACTGAAAGTGGACCGTTACTATTCCGTTGAGTGGTACACTACCAATAAGCGCGCCGCATAAGAGCCGCTGGTAGTGCAACAGGGGGAGTAGGCTCAGGCTTGCTCCCCCTTTCTTATGGAGCTATCATGATCATCGACGCACACGCTACCGACACCACCCCCTCATACGAGGTGCGGCGCCGTGCCCTCGAAGCCCTTGCCTCCACAGGAGAACCCATGTCCGAAGTAACCTACGACGCCCTTCAGAAGCGTCTCGCTGCACTCGAAGCTGAGAACGCTAAACTAAAAGAGGCAAGCGACCTTACAAGTCTACGCCGTCAGTGGTCATTCATCATTGATGGAGAGGGCGGGAACTGCCCTTGTTGTGATCGCTGGGGTAAGATATACGCCCACCGTATTAGCGGTTCTATGGCAGCCACACTATGCTGGCTGTGCGACCGATCCCCCAATGAAGAATGGGTCAACATGCCTGAAGATGCACCTCGATGGGGACTTCGTGGCTACCAGTTTCCTACCCTCGAAAAGTGGGGCTTGCTTGAGCGCAACTACCTCACCAAAAAAGAAATGGACGAGAACGACATCAAGAACAGCGGCTTCTGGAGACCTACTGAAAGAGGACGGGCCTTCGCAAAAGGTCTGATCACAGTTCCGAAGATAGCTTTCTTGTACAACAATACCTTGGTGCGCTACAGTGACGAGCAAGTCTCCATCGAAGACTGCCTCGGCAAGAAGTTCAGTTACCTTGCCACCATGCGTATCGAAACTTCCGTCAACTCCGACGAAGAGGAATCCAATTGGTCAAGCTAATCAATGGTTGGTGGTACCTAGTTGGGGTGGGTAGCTTTCATGGCTACCCATTCCCGACCCGTGCCGATGCAGCCGAAGCCCTTCGCCACCTAGAGGAGCAAACCCCATGATGGGTTTTAGAGACATGACCTTCTGCCCCTTCAACGCAGACTGCAAGAAGTCCAGCACTTGCCCCCGTGCCCTGACGCCAGCCATCCATGACGCTGCTGCCAAGTGGTGGGGTAAACCCGGCGCACCCATCTCAGTCTACACCACCATCCCCACCTGCCACGAACCTCAAGGAGAACCCGCATGACCGACATCGTGGACCGACTGCGAGATATGTTCTTTCGGTTTGGGAAGGAAAGCCCAGACGATGCCGCCAACAGGCGGATACAAACCGCAAAGGACGCCGCCGACGAAATCGAAAAGCTGCGGGCAGCGTTGCGATCCGTAATGGTGGGAGGCAACCATCTGGCTTGCGTCATCGGTCCTAACCACCTGCTGCACACCGCTTCATACGAAGACGCGCTGAAACATTACGGTCCAGGCGATATCTATGATGTGTGGTGTTGCTGGAAAAATATCATGGAAGCCCGCGCGAAGCTGGGAGAAAAGGAATGATCTTTGAACGAGACTTTGCCACCGGCCAGCCAATCCCCATGAGTATTGGGCGCATAAGGGTAGGCGAAGGGGTGGCCCGAATTGTCATGGCAGTAGACGGGAAAATCCATCTGCTGATCCCCGAAAGCCAGCGGGCCTATGTGTGCTTCTATGAGGCTGACCATCTAGGCCACCCTCCCAAAGACGTCAAACTGGAACCAGGAGAAAAGGAATGAAGTTCGCTATGCAAGTAGCGGCAGCGTTTATGGCCCCACTGATTATGATCTGCTGGGTATATGCGCTGGCCAGAATGGCAATGCATCTATGGGAATTGACACATACACTTGCATTTTTCGCCGCCGCAGTAGTGACGATAATGCAAATACTATTTGTGTTTGCTGCGGATGCAGCCGGTCTTATCAACGAAGAACCGGGAGAAAAGGAATGAGCTATACGGAGGCACTGTCCGATATGCTGACGGCAGCCATGCTAGGCGGGGCGCTCTACGCTACCACCGCCATTGCTGCCCCGGCTCCCGTACAAGTGACCGGCTACACCCAACAGCACGCACACTGTATAGCCCGCGCCATCTACCATGAGGCCCGGTCGCAATCACCAGCGGGGCAGATCGCTGTCGCCCAGGTAGTCCTGAACAGGGCTGCATCGGGGCGCTTCCCATCTGACCCCTGTGATGTTATATACCAACGAGTAGGAGGGCGGTGTCAGTTCTCATGGGCTTGCACCCCCCTCCGCAACCAACATCCGAAGGATCAAGAAGCCTATGGCAAAGCGTTCCAAATCGCCCAAGCAAGTATTGGCGGGTTGCCCGACCTCACCGGAGGCGCCACTTACTTTCACGATACAACCATCAATGGCTGGCGACACCTCCGCCCCGTCGCCCGCATCGACAAGCACATCTTCTACCGGGAACCCTAAGACCGGCGTCTACCTCAAACTAGAAGGCACCATGCGCGAACGAGTAGCCATCAGTATTCTGCGCGACGTGGGCGACACCGCAATCTGGTGTATGCGTGAAGCACACCACGACCTCGCAGAAGGCAAGGGCTATCATCACTGGTCTGACATTGAAAGCAACATGGAAACCCTGACGGCTGTCAACGTCCTGCTTGCATACTTCGGTGCCGAAGAACTCGACCTCGCCACCCACGTAACGGAGATACCCACCTGATGTGCCGCAACACAGTGCCTTCAGCGAAACCGACTCCACCCCCTCCACCCAAAGACCCACGTCAGATGGAGCTTCCCTTTGAAGA